TTGTTGTATTGTTTGCCAAGCAGAATCGTAAATATATAAGCCTGCACTTGTTCCTGTTTTTCTAAATAATTCCCCTACGTTAGCACTTGCTGGTAATGTGCCACCTGAACTAATGCCAGCGCCTGTGCCTGATGCAGAAACATAATCTGACAAAGATTTCCATGCACCGCTTATAAAAATATAAGCGGTTGACCCAACAACAACTGTTCTGCCGGAATAATTATTAGGATCTCCTACTAAAGGAAGTGTTAATAAAACATCTAATCCTGAAGGAGCATTGGATGTAATTAAACCAGATAAGGTTCTCCATTGACCAGACAAATACATGTATATAATTGCATTACCTGTTTCATAGAATGTAGTTCCTTCTGCGGCAATTGCAGGTCTAACTGAACCTATTGTAACAGCTTGGTCACCTCTAAATCTTACCCATCTTGAATCAGATCCTGCAAGTCTTGCAATCCCTGGATTTGCTAACAATCCTGCCCCGTTGCCCGCAGGATAACTAGAATATGTCCAAACGTCTCCGTTATAGAATACAATTCTACCCTCATAATTAGCTGCTATAGGTAAAGCGGCTACTACAGGAATACCATTTACAGTTACTGTTGTATTACCGGTGCCTGTAGTAACAACAATATTTGCTGCAGATACACTACCTGTAAAACTGTTTATCTGTGCGGTGACATAGTCTTGTGTGGATAATTCTTTATTGAACCATTTAATAGAGCCATTTTCATCTAATAAAAGTGAATCTTTATTGTTTAATGAAAATCCTATTTTACCTAAACCCAAATGATACATACCTGTATCTTTGTCGTTTGCCCACGCATATCCAGGATTTAATTTTGAATCATCTCCAGGTGCGATGTATTGACCATTTGTATATAAGGCATTAAAGTTATCATTAACTTTAATGAAAGCGTCTCGTAACACATCACCATCTCCACTATTTGGAGAAGTCCCGATATTTACGTTTGATAAATTTTTTGATGATGGCATAGTCTTAACTTAATTGAAGATGGTTTTTAATTTGTTCTATCTCAGCTCTTAACATATTTATTTCTTCTTGCATTGACAAAATTTGTTTAGAATGTTTCTTCTTTTGTTTATATTCTTGCAAGGCACCCAAATCTGTATTTAATAAAGCAGAAGATCTAACATCTTTTACATAACCAGGTTCGCCCTCGACCGGAACGTAATAGTTGTTCATTATATTACAGAAATCGCAGATAACGATTTCAAGCTTGGTTGATATAAAGGATTGTTTGAATAGAACACAACCTTAACCTGATAATATGCAAATGTTTCATATTTTGCACTAGATGCAGCAACTTTATATCCCAATCTCGGTTCTAATAATCTATAGGTTTCTGTATTATAAATTACATCCGTTCCGCAAAATGTTTTTTCCGAAGGTGTAACTAATGGCATTTTTATCCAATACTTATCATTAATGCCGTTGGATACTGAAGTATCATCTCTTGCTAATACTCTACAAAATACTTCTACGTCTGTTCCTACCTGACGAGCAACGTCTATTTTAACTTCTAGACCGGTTGAATCAAATCCTGAAGCAAGAGCTACGGGTTTACTTATATACCTTGCTTGAGCTGAACCGTTGCTAGGTTTTAATTCGCTATCGGATATTGCTTGCGTGTAATCAGTAATATTTGTTTTAAAAACTTGAGCAGCTAATAGTTGGTTATCCAACATAGGCGAAACATCTTTAGATTTAGATGTAATTTCAATTTGTAAGTTTACATCTCCTGCTTCTGTTGCAACCTGTCTTCCTGTTAATTCTGCATTTTGCCCAGGTTTAACTTCTTGTATATCTGACTTATCTCTTGTGCCTGCGGCAGTTGTCTGTATTTTATAAGAAACTCCTGCAGTGTCTCCAAATTCTGCAGCTGTAGATAATAATCTAAACCTATTATATTCTAAACCGCCATCTGGAATTGCAAGAGATTTTGCATTAATTGTAACACTACCTGTTTCGAATACTGCTTTTGTAAGAACAAAGGTCAAGTCTTCATTATCATCTCCTACCCAATTACCTGTATTTTGAGCTTTAAATAATCTTCCTGCAAAAGGCTGTTTAACTGTTAAGCCATCGCCATTTTTTGCTGTTAATAAACTATATCTTGCAGACTTAGTCATAACACAAAATGCCCATTCTCCAGGCTTTAAAAAGATTGGATGAGTGAATGTAAATGTTGTTGATGGTGATTGCTGGGATACCGGGTCATATACAGAAATGTCTGCAGAATTTTTTAGAACAAAACTACCTGAAAGAAATTCTGTAGTAGACGGCGTACCATTAACCATTTGTCTCAATTCTACCGCAATTGGATAAACGGGATCTTTTTCATATAAGAATAAAGTTATCCCTGTTAAATAAATACCCAATGGATATTTAACTTCATCTACAACAAAAGTTTGAGCAAGAGGATCTAATCTTAATTGAGTGGTATTAACTTGTAAAGTATTGCCTAAAGGATTTGTTCTTATTTTCTCAGTTTTTCTAAGAGAAATTGTTCCACCTTCTTCGGTATTGGCTAAATTTAATCCATGATTATATAAAATTGTTTCTGTTAAGTATGTAGAATTTTCTATACCTGTAGAACTATCTGAGAATGATAAAACTATTTCTCCTACTAAAAATCTATATTTTTCATTGCCACTTGGGATGTATAATATACCGGCGGCGCTTCCTGTTTGATTTGTTACTATAGGATCCCCGATCTGCGCACTAGACGTTCTCGGTCCGCAAAATTCTGTAATATTTACACCATTACAATAAACATATATTCTTGTATTGGGAGGCATTTCCACAACTGCAAAGGCCATTATTTCTGACCCAGCATAAAATGTATCTGCTTGGGTTTTTCCTGTAGATGCAGTGGAAGAAGGAGTGACAGGATTTAGTGCTTTATCTACTTCTTTTTTGGCAAAACGATACAAGTTTTTCGAAGGGTTGCTAAACATTTTTTTAAATTCCTATTAATGAATAATTTATAGATTTATATCCGTTGTTCTCAGTAATAACAGCTTTTGGATATAATTTTTCAACTTCTTGAGCCATTAAACCATAGAATGTTCCATAGCCTGCTCCTGTTAATTTCTTAAACGGTTTCTTATACTCAAATTTATACAAATTTAATCCTGGTTTAATTTTGCGAATAAATTTCACATTCTTTTTCATTCTAATATCTGAGAATGTTTTCTTTAGCCATTTACCAAATCTTTTTACAGGTTTTTCTAAAACTGCAGCTACTGCTAATACTACTGCAACTACAGCAACAACTGCGAGAACTGGCGGCGCGCTCAAAGTAATCGCAAAATAATTATATACAGCGGTAACGCCGGAAACTACTGCACTAAACGCGGCCGAAGCTACTTTACCTATGCTTGCCAGCGCTTCCACCGCACCAGTAAACGCAGAAGCGGCCGCAGTTGAAATTGACGCTCCACCTATTAATGAAGCTGTTCCTGCGCCTGCGATGCCTGCCCATGCAGCTGAGCCTGCAATATAAATACCTGCTGCAACAATACCCCATTCTAATAAATTAAGAGAATAAGTATTACGTTTACTAATATATGCTCTTCCTCTACGATCGTCAATACCGCCAGGATTTGGATTTATAAATGAATTTGCTTCAACTTGACTAATAAAAACTTCTTCAGTATAATTTGCGGTTATAATATCATCTACAAAATTAAAATTCGATGCAGAAACAATTTCTAAATTTACATTATTTGCTGTAAATAGTGGTTCACAAACCCCCTCTGATGTAGAAATTGCAATCGAATAATTTGGATTTTCTATATCCGCTTTACTGAAATCTGTAAAATTTTCTACAAGAATACCCGACTTTAATAATGTGTCGCCATTATCGTTAACAATGATAGATTTTAAATTAGCAATTTCTACAGCTTGAACTCTAATTGCTTTATCCAATGCAATAGTGGTTCTTTCAATTTTTGCAATATCTTGCATAGTGAATCTTTGATTGTCTCGATATACAATATCAATTTCAAATGCACTTGCCGCAAAAGGAGGTATTTGTAATGTTGCTATTGCTAATCTTGATTTAACTATAGGATCATCTTGAGCAACAATGCCGCTAGAATCTACTCCAGTTTCTACATACAATCTATTATATGGAGAGTCAAAATTAATATTATCTTTACTTACATAAAGTATATCTGTTCTAGCTAGATAATATGTAACATCTGCATCTGTATTTACATAAGATACAGGAAATACTGATGTCTCAAAATTTAAATAGTCACTGCCATTGATTCTTTTCGGTCTAAAATCTAAACAATCAACTAAATTATATTCTTTAGAATCAACAACAGATTTATATGTTGGAATTTCTCTATAATAAGTTTCAGGATAAGAATCTGCAGTACATGGTCCGTCTCCTGTATGTGTAAAATAATCATAAGCTACAAGAACGTTTCCTGGAATTTGAGATGTTGCACCTACAAATTTCACAGAACCATGGTCATACCAACCATCCTTTTGACCGTCGGATAATATAAAATCATTAGATACTACTTGTAATCTAGACCAGTTATTGGTTTCCAATACACTTACATTTGATGATGGTCTAATAGCATTGTATATAGAGCCATCATCAATAACGACTTCATTATAATCATACGATACGTTAGAAACCCAACGTCCTTTAAACTTATTATTATCTATTAATTTATATACTCCATGATGTTTAGCAATATCTGAAATTTTTAAATTATATTCAATTTCTGCATTAGTAACATTAACAAATTGATAAGCGTCTTTTACTAATGTTTTTGTTCTAGGTGTAAGATTATCAGATTGTACTAAAAATTCTATATCAGCAACACCATTAAAAGTATTATCTCCTAAATTAATAGTTGCTATACTAGAATCAGATGATATTGTTACCGAACCTTGTGAAAAATTAAAAACACCGTTACCTACACTTGCAGTTGCTCCAGATTTAACACTTATAATAAAGTTTGTTCTTGCGGTACTTGCAACAACTACACCATCTCCCTGTGGAAAAGTTTCTGGATATAGTAAAGTTTTTGTAAATATGCCATTTGAGAACACGGCATTTCTAAGGACTCTTGAATACGTTGTTCTAATATTTTTTATAGATTTAATGAATTCTTTAGAACCAACTTTAAACACCAAAGCATCTGAAGAACGCGGATCTATAATTGTTAAATTATTTCTAGAATCTAATCCAGCGGCAGCAATATTGGCATAGAAAAATGGTTGGCCATATGATGCAGATGTTAGATGGCTTGTTTTAGCGTTAGCAACACCTACAATACTTTTAACTTGTTTTGCGTTAATTAAACCATCAGCAAAAGGACTACCGTTTAAAACTTGAGAAAATGCTTTTGTAGTTGTAGTTAATCTTGTATAATCGCTTGATAAAGAATTACTTAAAATACTTTCAGCAAATTTTCTTTTAGTTATTGCAATGTCTCTTCCATCGGCCACCCATTGTCTATACCAATATGCAACTTCATCTACTTCCGGTTCTCTATATAAAGCATAGGATGGAGTATTTGCAACTCCATAATTTCCTAATAATGTAGATGCTGTGGGGGATGAAAAGAATGTGTCGGCAATAAATTGCCCATCTACTACACTAATTCCGTATTTAGCTGACCATGCTTCCCAAGTTGCAGGAGCATCTTGTACTGTAGAAAAATTGTGATAGAAAAGTTTAAATTGTGTGCCGGTACCTAAAGAACTATCATATTCAATATTTTTAAATACTACCTCACCAACCTTAGTTGCGCTTGTTGTTGGATTAGTTATGCTATGCATTTCAAGGTAGATTTCACCCTGGGTAATATTATCCGCTTTTGGAATAATCATATTACTGCCGCCTATAAAGTTTAAATCCTTTATACGCATGTAATTACCTTGGGTGGTTGTAATATTATACCCGGTTTTTGTTTCTGTATTAATTGGTCTAGGAATGTTTATTTCTGTGGTTGAAATTGTAGTAACTTCTCTACCACCAACATACGCTTTACCGCCAGACACATTAATCTTAAGATTTGGATCCTGATCTGTTGTTGATACGGGCGTAATGATAAATTCATTAACCACATAATTTCCAGACTCATCATACGTTCTTTGTTCTATTTCTCTTCGTAGTTCACTTTCAGTTCCCGTATCTGTAACATATTCAATCTCACCTTTGTTAATTGTTAACAAAGGAATAATATTTTCTGTTGTATCTGCCTTTAAATCTGCATTTAAATCAAAACTTGCAATAGACAAATCAAATTTTAATCTATCTGCGCCGGGAGCAAAGTAATTGGAACTTCCTATTGCAGGATCTAATAAAGATGTGTCATCGGAACTAGTGATAATTTGTTCATTTACAAACAGACCAATAACCTTTGAAGGGCTGCCTGTATTTTTATCTGGTACAAGTTTTTGTAGATTGTTTCTAATCAAATAACCATTTCTATAGAAATATGAAACGTCTTGGGTGACGATAGAAGTTGGGCAAGTTCCTCGTTTAATATATTGAATATTCTCTTCATCTATAGTTGCGCCCGGTGCAACATCTACAATTAATTCAAGTGAGCTTTTTACTTCTGTAACATAAACTGTTTTTGTAATTCTAGAATGAACTAATTGGTCACCAACTTCAATTAAAGTTGTTGGGTTAGATAAAATAATTGACTTAGAAAAAGGAGTTGTTGTCGATGTGGCATTTTTAACAACATCTGCTTCAACAACTGCAGTTAAAGTAGTTGTTATTCTGTTTAGTGCTTCAGTAATAGTATCGTAAAAATATAAGACATCTCTTTCAGCAAAAATGCCATTATCTGTAGTATTGAATTTTTTTAAACTAATTACAATAGAAGGAAGATCTCCAATACTAGGATCGTCTCTTTCAAATACAAATTCTACATAACCAACAATATTAGAATTTTCACTGGTGACATATTTACCTAAAAAATCAGATATTGCAATAGTATTCCCCGAAGCATTTCGATCCAACAATCTAACAGTTCTTGCATCTAAATTAACGCTTGGCTTAGTACCCGTTACCTTTTGTCCATCGGTAAATAGATAATCCCCAACACGTTTAATTTGATTTTGTAGAATTGTTTGAGTCTGATTCAATTCTCTAGATTGAACTGCGACTCCGGGTTTGAATAAAACTTTGTGAAAGTTTTTATCTTCGGTATAGTCATCAAAATATGGTGATACGCTTGTGTCGATTGCCATTCTTTTTCCTTAAAATTCTATTACAAGGTGTAAATTATCTGTTTGATCAGCTGATCTTGTTATTGGGTTTTTATTTTCGATATAATATATTTCACCTTTATTTGGCAAAATTTCAGGATACAATAGATTTGAAACTATTGCTGTTGCTCCCGATGCTTTACCTAATACTATTTCTCCGGGGACAAACTTGTTATAATTGCTAGTTAAATCGAATGATCTAATAAATTTTATATAACCATTGCCAGAAGTCACATTAGTTGTTACCACGTACGCATTTGCTAAACTAGTTGTTCCCTCAATAAATTCATTTTGTGCAAAATTTCCAACTACAGATCGTAAATAAATTCCCGATAATGCTGTTAGTGTTAAAGCATTAGCTATGTTATTATATGAGTCTTTTGGATTTTTAATTATACCAAGTCTTCTAAAAGAAAATTTGCCTGGGAAATCTCCAAAGCCTTCATTGTATTCTGTTTTAACATTAATCATTAAAAAGTGAGATCCTAACTCAATAACAGGATCATAACCATGCCCATCAATAGGACTCACTATTGCCTTAATATTTGCATATTTACCTGAACCTGTACTATCATTAATGATTGCAGTTGCATATCGATAGTTTGTTCCTATGTTTGTATATGAAAAATCATATAGAACACCCAAGCTTAATTTAGGGGTAATCTCGGCATTTTCTCCATCGCCAGATATTGATATAGTGGATGTTGTAGAATAATCTAAACCACCATTAATAATTTTAATTTGTTCTATTGCCCCGCCTTTAGCATTAACAGAAACATCATCATCTTTTAAAACTGGCATCCAATTATTTGTTAGAAACTTTAACCTGTTGCCTGTAGAAATATTATATAGATATTTCCATCTATAGTTATCTGATAGTGTTACAATATCTCGACTTCTACCCGTTGGCTCAATTTTAGATTTAGAGTCATTATTGTTACTTATACACTTATATACATTAAATTCGCTATTCAATATATAGAAAGATTTATCAAATAAATTTTCATCAGCATTATCAAACTCGGCATATACAGTATCATAATTCCAGTCTATTCTTCTAACAACGTTGATTATACTATCGGGTAGTATACGCTTTAAGCTAACCATTTCGTCCCAAATTTCCGTAATCGTTTCCTGATTATCTTTTGGTATAGGTACGTCAGAGTCGCCGCCCTGCCACGTATTAGGTTTAGCTAAAAACATATACAAAGAATTGCCGCTAGATATCGAAAGATTATCTATGAAATTCTTAGAATTGTTTATCTTTAATTGTTTGGTTACTATATTAGACATCTATTTATTTATTGCGGATTGGTTTGCAGAGATACAATATCTACGGTTAATGGTGATGTATAAACACTAAATATTTCGGTGTTACTGGCCTTCAATGAGCCTTTGATACTATCTACATTTAACGAAGAATACGTAAAAATTTCCGAATCATTATTAATACTCACACCTGCATAATTTAAATTTTCGGGGTCTGTTTCATTATTTATTTCACTAAAAACAGCAAATCCTGCAGGGTGTAATACATCTTTTACAGATGTCATCCAGTCATCTATTGATCTAGAAGATCTGATAACATAAGAAAATGGTTGATAATATACCCCCGACTCTTCAGTTGCAAAAGGGGTTTTTCCTTGAATTACCATATAGTTAGATAATTCTCCAGATGCATCTTCCCACCCTCCCAATTTAGTAAACATACCGCCAATGTTAGCAGTTAAAACCGCGGGCTCCAAAAATGTAACTACAGAATTACCCGAAAATGTTTCTGTACTTTTTAGATAAGTATTACCGGAATCTCGTATACCAACAATACCCGAACCTGTAGATAGCCCATCGTCGGTAAATACACCTAAATAAAAATACTCAGTTGGTTCAAAAATAAAATCATCTACAGTAGTAAATGTAACTGAGGAAATATTACTTAATGCATTTGCAGTTGGCTCATATAACGGCGGAAATATTCCATTAAAGGATGTAAGACCGACAAAATCATTTTCATTTAAATTTGTTGCTGGAAACAGCTCGCTAGGACTATCCCAACTTGTCCAAGGTATTATTCTATAAAATACATTAGTACCAGCAGGAATATTATCCCCATTAACAGTAAATGTAACATTTGCACCTTCAACTATCATAGATTGATCTGCACTAACCCTTAATTTTTTGGATGCAGTTGTAGAGCTATCATATACTAATGCGGTACCGTTAATTTCCAAAGAATATGGAAAATCGGGATTGAGTAACATTACTATATTTTCATCACCTTCTAATGCATTATCTTCAAGTAATTGTAATACAACACTTGCCGTAGTATCATATGTAGAATTTGCCTGAAAAATTAAATTTCCCGATACTGGAAAATTATATAAGTCCGCATTTTGTATACCAACTAATGTATAAGGGACACTTGTGCCTACGGGAACATATTTTCCTGTTACATTAAATGTAACAATTTCACCTTCATATAATGATTCCCTATCAGGTCGAATATAAAATTCGGCAATATTGGCAGGAGTCGTTGAAGTATCTGTAATAGTTATTCCTATAGATTCACTTCTTCCTGGTCCGGTCAATCGTAATAGTAAAGTTTCGCCACCCTCTGTTCGTAAATCATTCACTAAGTTTAATATTATTTCAGCTTCATCGTTTTGTATAAGAAAATTTCCAGACAATCCAGATATTTTAGAAAATCCCGAAGTTGCAGTAAAATCTAAAGAATTAATACCTATGCCCGATATAGTAAAAGGTACAAGAGTATTCTGTGGCAAACCCGGTACATTTAAAGAAAATTTTACAGAATCTCCTTCTGGCAATACTGGTCTACTAACTGATAAATTATATGCCATTTTTAAAATCCTGGATATTTAAATCTTATTGATCTGATATTTGGTACAGATACAACTTTTACGTTATGTGAAGTATTATCTACCGGACTTAATATATTTCCTGTATACTTAATATTCAATAATGTCCCTTTTGTTATATTATGCTCTGCGGGGAATGTAATAGTAACGACACCGCCTTTAATTGAATATTTTCCATTAATACTTTCCGTAGGGGCTCCTGCATCTATTATACTATTGTTACTATAGTTAATTCCAGAATTCTCAGTTTCAATTCCTATTATTGCACCAAACCTATTAACTTCTGATATTTTAGCTTTTGCCGATATACCATTTCCTTCAATATCTATAATACTTTTAATGGGGCTACCTTTTTTATATCCCCTCTTGCCATCCACAATATCTATTTTAGAAATAACCGAATATAAACTTGCAGATAAATTAGATTTATCTATTGCATTATCTAATAGTACAGATTTTATTGCGTTGATTTTTTCGCCTCCAGCGAAAATCCCTTTGGTACTTTTTGTGTCTAAAATTAATTCATATACATCAAAACTACCTATATTGATTTTTTGTACATCATCTACAATTGCTGTTGCTTTAGAAATTTCACCTGCAATTTCTGTATTTTTAAAATCAAATATATTTTGTCTAGCATCAGATTGTTTAACTCGCAAAGCAGTTGGGATATTCCATTTTCCAGATGATGTTTTTAATACTATATCATATGGATAGAAAAATTCAATGGTTTCTTTATATAGAATATTGAAAAGAATTCGATATGCGGTCTCTGTTCCTTTTCTATTATAGATTTCTCTTATTCGTTTTATTAAAGCTCTATTATCTGCAATATTAGACGAAGAAACATCTTGTGCATAATTAGCTAAAAACTTAGTAATCATTTCTTCGGATGTCTCATCAATGTCCGCATATTTAGTAATATCCTGAAGCAATTCTTGTGCTTGATTATTTTGCTCTAAAAACTCATAATATGCTTTTAAGAAAGTTACAAACATTCCATAATCTGTTTGCACAAAATCTGGTAATTGGTTTTCAATTAATAATGATAATCTGTTTTGTATCTTTGAGAAAGGATTTTCAGCGCCAGCTCCAGAATGAAGGGTATATATTAATGGGTCTTTTTCTTCACCGTAACTAAAATAACTATCCGCAGAATAAAATTCACCGTCTCTATCAAAAAATTCAGTTACTTGATATATGCCTTGCCCACCTCGATTTATATCTTCTTGTATTGCTTCTTTTCTTGTTAAGAATACCGGATAGAACCAGCCAGTAAAGCTATTCCTAAATTTATTAGTTTTCGAGATGCCATTTATTTTTAATGGACCCGATAATTCTACAGTATCAAAAATTGTTGTCATATTATTCTACTGTTACTGTTACCGTTAATCCGGATGTTCTTTTAGATGCAGTATCTGTTTTGCCGTCATCTATAACTAATATTAAATCTCTTGTAGATGAAATATCCAATTCTGTAATTCTAGAATATATTCTAATATCTGTTGCATTTTCAAGATAACCTGTTGGATTTAATCTATCAAAAGATATTTCCCCCGCAGTGTAATTAACTGTTCCTATAGAAGATACTAAAACGGTATTAGTATAAAAATCTAATAGATCTAAAGTTCCCGTTGTCGATGATGTAATATTATCTTGTAAATATGCAGTGTATACTACTCCATTTACTGTATAATAAAATGCAGTAGAAGTTATACTACCCGAAACTAACTTATTGGCAAATTTTATAATTGAAGAACCAGTATATCCATTTTGTGCGCCTATAACAGGGACAATTCTTTTTTGTACCTTTATTGTAGATACATTTCCAATAATGGATAAATCTATAGCATCAATCTTTTTAGACATTTTAGAATATATAAAATTCTTATTGAATTTTTGTAATTCGGTTTTGAAATAATTTTCAATTTCTGAACGTACTAAAATTTCAATTTGAGATGCTGTGTATCTAGAATTTTTAGATGAGAATTTAATTTTTGTATCTAGATTAATATAAAGATAATTAGGGTCAATAAATTCTGGTACTACAGACATTACCTTTTTGTCTGCTAGTATTTTAGTTTTAATATTATTTTTAATAGCATCGCTTACAGTATATCCTTCATATGGCTTTAAGGATATTATAACTTTACCGTACATTGGAGGAACATTATCTTCTCCGCCCCAAACCGAAATAGATTCAACCAAAGGATAATTTGCTTCAATTATTGCTTTATAATCGGATGCAGTAACTGCTCTATTATATGATGATAAGAAACGCGGAGCTTTAAATTTAATTTCATCTATAGTATCTCCTACATCACCTCCGGACGAGTTTGTAGTTGCAACTATACTGCTATTTAAAACAACACCACCAACTGTGGATCCTAATGAAAACACCTGCGTTATATTACCCGATACATTGCAAGAATCTCCGTTACTAACTAAATATTCGATTGTTACTATGTTTCCAGGTTTTAATTTTTCTCCAAGAACATTGTCTCCAAAAAATATCTCATAAAATCCTGATGGATTTTCTTCAATAAAGAATACTTTTTCAGTAGAAGTAACTCCTGATAAATTTTCAGCTAAAGTAAATGTTGTTGTAGTTAAATCTGTATATGAATTTTGAACACTTACTCTTAAAGTACTCGTATCCACATTTTTATTAGGTATTGTATATTTTTCACTTGGGCCAGATACATCTACTCTATAAGAATATACTAAAGGAACTCCCTCAACAATTTCAACATCAGTAAAAGAATATACCCCATCTAATGGTGATATAGTAACAGCATCAAGATTCACAAAAGTATATTGTTGACCATTAATTGTAGTTGTAAAAGGTGAAAACTTAGGTAATGTTAATGTGGAAGGATTGCCTGTGGGGTCTGGTACTGTAAATGCTACTTTTGCTCTAGCACTTCTATATGATAGAGGAGTATATCCTAAGTGCTTGGCAATAGATACCGCAGATTCTCTTTTAACTGCAGAATCTAAAAACATCTCATTCGCAACCATATTTCCTAAATACGCATTATAATGAGTATTATAAGATAAAAGATCTATTAATATAGAAAGGCTAGATGCGTCAAAATCATAATCTTTAAAAATAAGATTATTATCTTTATCTCTGTAATTGGTTAGAAATTGTTTTAGATTCGTTTTAATTGAATCAAAGTCTAGTTCTGCTATTCTGTAATTAGACATTATCTTACTCTACTTATTAAAGTTTGAATTGTTATAGGTGCTTCTGTATTTCTTAATGTAAAAGTAATATTAACATCTAGATCATTTACATCTGCTGTTTCTGTAATCTTAACAGAAATTAATCTTACCCTTGGCTCGAATTTCTCAATAGATTCTTTTATTGTTCTTTCCATTGCAATTTTCACTGCAGATGAAAATGGTTCGAATAATAAAGAATGTATTTGTGTGCCTATTTCAGGATGAAAGTGTCTCTCAAAATTTCTAGTTCTTAATAAATGCTTTAATGCAGTTTTGACTGCATCTTCATCTGTTTTTAAGTATAAATCTTTAGTAAACGGATTAGCCTTAAAAGAAAGGTCTAAATCTGAAAATTGTTTTATATCTCTTGAGGTTGCCATATGATTATTTATTATGCTAAATTAACCAATTTAGTATATTTAGACTGATGGTTAACGAATGTTTGTACGTTAGGATATGAAGATTTAACCAAAGATCCATCATATGTTAAAAATGATACATGAATCCAAGCAGATTTTAATTTACTACTTCCGGGTTGAAAGTAATATTCTAATATTATCTGTCGGTGTGGAACATTTGCTACGATCCATTCTGCGATTGCTTTATATTCTCGTTTATCTGTATTAGTAAATTTAATATCTGCAGCTGCACCCAATCCATGATCGCTTTTCTCGGATATACTTCCGAATACTTGAGAAGTACTAGATCTAAAAGCGCTAGTTATTTTCATATCTGGATATTTGGCTTTAATAGGATCTAAACAATTAACTACTAATTGTTTTAAATTATAAACAATTTGCTGTTCTGTCAATCCTCGTTGCGCTGTTAAACCGCCATCTTGTAACATATCCCCAAGTGTAAATATTCTATTTTCTTTTTTGGATAATATAAATGATCTTGGAAAATATTTAAATTGTCTTATTTCGTTAAGATCCGAATTTACAATTAATTCGGGATTGCCCGTACTACTAGAATTTTGAGAAGTTGAATCTGTAGTGGAAATTTTAGTCCTCATTTTGCTATTAATTAATCCAGATTTTTCTAATAGCTGTTGATACGTGCTAGAATTATCTTCATTAGAATCAAATAAGTAATTAGACTTAGCTAATATTTCTCTTGGTAGTACTGGTACTTCAGTATTATCTGGAGTTTTACTAGCCGGCCTTGGCAATACTGCGTATGCAATTTCTCTTACTCTATTGGCACCCATTTTAGTTTTAACTATTGCTGCATCTAATAATAATGCCAATCCACCTTTTATACTAAATGTGCCTGTTGTTCCTGACTCCATAGAAATATCACCAGATGCTTTTTGTGTCATAGAACCACCTTTGGCATACAGATTAATATCTTTGCCCTGTATATTAAAGTCTCCATTTGTGACCATCGTAATACTTTTATCGGCGGATACAATAAAATTTTCAGCAACAACAGATGCAGTCCCTGCTGTAGCAACGGATGTCTTGCCGTGTCCAACTACAGACAAATCACCATCTACCTCTATCTTTGCATCGTCCTTGACAAAGATATTGGTTTGTCCTTCAACGGTTAAATTGTGAGCACCTTTAATATATGTAAAATTGTTTCTATCTAATATCTCATAATTATCGCCAACGGTTTTTCTAACCATTGTACCATTAACATCTACCTCTATATAGGTTCCGCTTTTATGAAATACTTGTATTCTTTCTGCGCCCGGAGTACTATCTAATTCTATTACGTGTCCCGCTTCTGTTTCTATAACCTGATTATACGGATATACTGCACCATACGCAGATGAAGGTTCATCCCATGTCTTGGGAGTTCCTGTAATTGGGATTTTATCTATTCTTTTATTTTCTTTTATTAAAAGAGACAGGTGAGATGTATCACCTACTGCTAATTTATTAATATCACTAACATTTGCATATTCTATTTTAGGATATTTTTTATTTGGATCTTGAAACCCTTGCAATTTTCTCAGTTCATCATTATTTAATACATTTGAATTATCATTGACCGATGGCAAATAATTACCCGCACTATCTAAAGATTTTACAAAATCAGTTTCTATTCCACCCAAAGCACTATTTCCTAGTACAAAATAATCTTTAGCTCTTACTCCTGTTTCAGTTTTCTTATTTAATTTGTCTGCATTATTAGCACCCATGACATGAGCAACAGTTAATAATCCCGCAACGTTTCTATAATTATCCGTTTCTGTTATTTTTTCTAGTCGTATTAAAGTATTATAATGTTCTTTAATAGAAGCAAACATAGCTATTTCTTGTTCGTTCTCATTTGCTAAAAACATTGCCTTTGTTTTTATGCCGTTTTGCCCGGTCCAATTTTCTGCAAAATTCGCCCATTCTGTGGGGATAGAATCTTCTCGTTGTCTATTAATATATCCCAATTCCATTAATCTAGAAACACTAATTTGATATTTGCCTAAATTACCTGTAGTACTTTCTGTATTAATATTGTTATTAGATAATGATAATGATATGGCTTTGAATAATGTGGTTATATCTTTAACACTTAAAGGCGGTAGTGCAGTTATTCCGCTCGTTGTATTTGTCGGGACAACAATCGGATTATTATTTTCGTCTCGAATTACCTTTCCATCCGATGCTTTAAAAAAACCAACTTCTATTTCTTGTTGAGCTAGTTTCTTAACGGCATCTGCAGAAGTAATAGGTTTGCCTGCAATAGTTCCTAATATTAAAGGTCTCTGTGCCTCTTCACCATCTAAGAACCATCCCATAACCCATGTACCAGGAACGATGCCGACAGGGGTATGTCCTAAACCAGAAGTTGCTGCCGATGTAATAGATTGTAAAGGAATAGCCCACGGTAAATCTGATGTAGGTAATAAATTTGTATCTGCAGTATGATACCCAAATATTCGTACTCTACATCTACCTAATTTTTCAGGATCGTCTCTATCCTCTACGACACCTGTCCACCACGTGAAAGAATTATCTATTATCATGAGGATATCCCATCATATGCTTTTTTCGAGAATGAATCTTTTGTAATTGTTAATGTTGTAAAATGTGATTTAGGATTTATCTTATGAGCAACGTCTGTTATTAGATAATATCCAGAATATAAGGGATCTGATTCGTAACTGGTTCTATCCTCATTTCCAAGTGGGCCTGGAGTTTTCTTTGGAATTTTAATTTTTATAACTGTCCCCGCTTCTATGTCTGTTCTTCCGGGTATTACAATTTGCATTTTAAAATTTCCTAATTCCACTAAGCTGGCTCGTCTCTTTCCAAAAATATACTTTGTTACTTCGTCAAAATTATTTTCTATTTTTGAATGCAACTTTGGCGTACTATAATTAACTCGTATATGCGACCTTGGATTTCTTGTAATATTTTTATAAGCCAATGGTATAGAAGTTCCTTCACTTAAATGGGGATAATCTTCAAATCTATCTATATGGTCATAATCATTTTCGTTATATTGTTTATTATATAAATCAATATCCAACAATCTATTAGATAGATATCCTGTCATAGTATTTTCCAATTGATCAAAAGATTTCTCAATAATCATAGATTTTATAGCAAACATTGCTAATGGTCTTTCATCTATAGATAATGTATTGATATATGATTCAGAGTAAACATACTCACCTAAAGACACTTCTTCCAAATTATTGAATAATGTATTCGTGCTACCAAAATAAAATCCTTTTGTTGTTTCCCAGAATAAGAAATTTGCAGAAGTTTTATTTTGTGGGACAGACTTACTAGCAATCCAATTAATACATTGTATAGGAGTCCATCCTGGGCTTACAAACTTTATTTTATTTGTAGGATTGTCTAATATAGTCAAAGGATTTTTAGTCTCATCTAAATTTTCACTTAAAGAAACATTTCTATCAGCTTGTAAATAATCTTCATATATTCTTGTAATTATTTGAGATGGGGTACCTTCAAAAGCTCGATATATAGGATTGTTTAAATCATTAAATGTTTCTGTTGTTGTAAAATTTAAATGGTATATTAATTTGCTGGCATCATCGCCATAAATTTTATCAGATATTGCATATATTCTGAATGTTTTATATATGCTAAATTTATCCTCCATGCCCGGTGTTTTAATATTCATGAATAACAATTCTTCACCCATTAATGGCATCATGGATATTAAATTAGTACTATCCGCCAAAGTTATTGTCCCAGATACAGAACCACTAAACAAACTTTCATAAATGTTTATTTCTACTAGGTAATCTAATAAATTAACATATGTTCCCTTCGGCGAAGACAACAAAACAATATTTTTTATTTCTACCTGGCCGGGATTTTGAAGAAATTGAGATTCTAGCATTATGTGCTTGCTATATTATTAAAACTTAATAAAACATCTTGAACTACAGAAGATTTTAAAATTTTGATACGTCTGTAAGTTTCATTTTTTGTCTGTTCTATCTC